CACTTCCAGTAACGGCAAAAGAAACTGCGGTATTTAAGACTTCAACAACGTTTGTGCCGTTGTTGTATACAAACATGGTTTTACCAGCAGGGACGGCCACGCCTGAACCGCTGGTGTTTTTAACGGTGACTGCGTCCGCCAATCCGTTATTAATGAGATACAGTTTTTCGATCTGGCATCCAGAACCAAGGATTAAGTTCCTTGCCCCGCCGGATGTACCTGTGAGGTTTAACCGCAGATTACGAGCTGTTTGAGTTGCGTTAGTGTCGGTAAGGGTGACGGTAACGTCAGCGCTAGAAAAGGCCACATCTGCCGAACCCGTAATGGCTTCTTCAATGGCCGTACCAAGGTTAACGTTGGTAGCTGCGCCCCAAGTGCCAGACTGCTCGCCAGTAGCAATAAGCTCTATTTTTAGCGGGGAATAGGTGGATGGCATATTTAGTCCTTTTACTGCGTATCGTCAACCTGAGTCCAACCAGAACCTTGGGTATTACTAATATCCGCCCAATTTGGTACCTGATTGTCATCAATTCTAACCCATCCCCTTACAATTGCAAAGGAGGCTACGGCAAAAAGCTCATTAATAGAGGCTGCAAACTGGGCTGAAATAACCCTAGAATCATTGCTATTTATGTTTTCTACAGGGAAAAAGGAAGCGCCCAGGGAAGCGGTTTCTGCATCCTCTGAAGTAAATGGCTCAGTAACGTCAAAGAAAAACGCACTGCCAATGATCTCAAAATCGTCTATGGTTGTTGCTTCTGACAAACTAGCTATGAACTGAGCAAGGATTGCTTGGCTATCTTCCGAGGATATTCCCTCTGTAATGCTGCTTGCAAACTGGGCAGTAATATCGTCTACATCGGATAAATTACTGTTTTCGGCACGAGCTACGTTGTAGTTAGATTGGGTAGTAGACGAGTCTAATACCGCATCAATTGTCTCTAAACGAACTTCTTGAGCCGCAAAGTACTTGGTATTGTCGTCATTTAAGACTGCATTTTCATCCACCGATTGAGCAAATTGGGCGGTAATTTCTTGAACGTCTGCTAGGAGGCTGTCTTCCGTTAGGCTCTGTAAGAAGTTAGATTGCTGGGTACTAGAGTCATCTAGTGTATTGTTTTCTGTAACTCCAACCACAAATAAGGCTGCTGGAGAGTTGTCGTCCGTCATCGTAACGGGTTCTGCAATGGTCTGTAAAAACGCTGAAATTTGACTATTTGTATCTGCCAGCCCAGAATCTTCCGTAATTGTAAACGGGAAAAAAGCTCCCCCTAAAGATGCAAAGGGTGATTGGGCAAAGGTAGATATACCAAACATTACAGGACAACCCAGCGTGAACCACTAGCAACGGTTACTGTAACTCCCGCAGATAAGGTTACAGGTCCTGACGATATTGCGTTATCTGTCGATGGGATGGTGTAGCTTGCCGATATGGTCTTATTGTTTGTAATAATCCCGTTACTAGCTCGTTGGATTGGGGCGGATTCGGTTGTGCCATCAAAGATAAAACTGCTTGAATCTACAAGGTTTCCACCTGTACCTGCGTAAGTAACTCGACCAGATGTCAGGGAAGAATCGGTAATATCGTTGGCAGTTAAGGTCGTGCCGTTAAATGTCAAGTTTGCACTAGACTGAAGCGCAGCCGTGCCATTTCCGTAAGGGATCCTATTGGCGGTAAGAGTAGCTATTCCTGTTCCACCAGCCGCCACAGGTAGAGTACCTGCAGTTAGAGTGGTAGATCCTGTGGAATAAAGGGCGTTGTCAGCTGCGGCAAAGGTTGTTAATCCAGTACCACCATAAGCGGGTTGAATCGTACCGCCTTGCCATGTACCACCCGAAATGACAGCGGTTCCAAGATTAAACGTATTAGTGCCAAAGGTAACGCCTTCGGGAAGGTATGCGTGTAAATCCCATGTACCTCCCACTGTGCCGTTATTTGTTAAAAATACTGCTCCAGCACCGCCAGAAGGAATTGTGCCAATTGTTGCAGTAGCAAAATCCTGAATCGTCAGAGTGCCAGTAGCAAGATTATTAAATAAAAATGCGACCCCAGTAGTTAGGGTAGTGGCATCAGGTAGCTTATATATTTGCCCACCAGTACCGACAAGACTTTGTATGTAACTTGAAGCTGTCGTTAGTGTTGTGGTTCCCGCAGCGGCTGTAGTATTTGTATTGGCTTGATTAACCCGATTAACATCAATGTTCTGGCTAGAATCTCTTAAAACTACAGAGTTAGCCCCAGATGAGGTTGTTACGCCCGTACCCCCGTAAGCCACGCCAATCGTGGTTCCCTGCCAGATACCAGAAGCAATAGTCCCAAGCGGGGACACATTGCCAGAGGCGTCTTCGTATACAGATTGCGAAGAAGGATAGGTAACAAAAACAGACTGAGTACCACTAGAAAAATTAACAATTAAACCGCCATTACTAGACGATAAAATAGTAGTTCTAGCCAGGGTTGGACCAGACGTACTGTAGGTTCCAATACCTACTTCCCAATTAGACCCACCTTGGTCTGCAATTGTGTAAAACGTAGTATTTCCGTTGCCAATAACGGCAAAGGTTTGAAAGCCCGTTACAGCCCCAAGAAGTGTTACTGAGCCTGTTCCTGGAGCCGATGCGGTTTCTTGAACTCTATCGGCTAGCACCAAAGGCATTTATGCCCCCTTAGCTTGTAGCGGTAGTGCTATAAGTAACCGAAACAGTATCTCCAGCAGTAGTAACCTTAGCAGTAGCAAAAGCTCCAGCACTATACAAAGTACCCGAAGTATTACCTTGAGTAGAAGAAGCACCTGAACCTGTTACTACAAAGCATCCACCAACAGTACCACCCGCACCTGTAATTGTGTAGGTGATTGCCGCAGCGGCGGAAGTAGTTATATTAGCTGGTGACAGACCGCTAGAAGTAGCTGAAGCAAATACCGCAGTTCCACGAACAGCGGAACCGCCTACCGTATAATTGGTAAATTCAGTCCAGCCAGCGTGAGAAGTCATTGTGTCCGCAGCCAAAAATGTTGGACTAGCACCAGAAATCAAGCCTAAGAATGGGCCAACAACGCTATAAGAAGAACCTTTTAACAAGGTATCTAGCATTAGCTGTTTGCCTACGGCATTCACTAGGTTAGGAATCTGCTCTTCCCATTTAACATTTCCGTCTTGGTCACGGCACACTACATGATAGTGACCCTCAATTCCTACGGCCTCTGAACCAACAGCATTAGTTTGTAGAGTAGCTACAGCGTGGTCGCCAAAGTTTGATAGTTCTTTTTGCATAAATACTCCTTAAGTGATGCGAATTATTGCTTCATTTGCGGTATTTGGGGGCATCGTAATGTTAAAAACAGCTAATGCTCCCGCAGTCTGATCCGTACCAAAATTGTACACAGCGACTGATTTATTGCCTTTACTGCTATTATATATCAAGGCTCCTCGAGCAGTAAAGTTAACACTAGTCCAGGTTAAATTATTAAAAGTCACATAAGCGACTCCACTTCCTGTGCTCAAAATAGTGCCTGTTAAAACCTGCCCTCCAGCAGCATAGCTGCCTTGAGGGGTAACTTCTCCTGTAGCGGTATAAACAGTAGTATTAGGTCCTAAATTAGCGGAGGAAGTGTAAAGCGCAATCTTAAAGGTGTCTGTTAAAAAGTTATGGACGCCTTCTAGGATTTCCCGCTTAAAAGAGGTGGTTAGGGTTTGTGTCAGCATTTTAGGTCACCGGAATTCTAACTTGACCAGAGCGGTAAGCATCTTGACGCTCCAATCCATCACCAAGGCGTTTAGCTTGTCCAAGAGCTTCGTTGTATTTTTGCTCTACGTTGGCAATTAAGTCAGGCTCGCCCTTCATAAATAAGTAAGCCTCACGCAACGAGCCATAAAGCAGTACAGGGTCAAAATTGTCACCTAGCCACGAAGTATTTGCATCCACGATGGACTGTGGGTAAAAGAAATAATGCAGTTCAGCGGTGTAGTCGCCGTTTGGAGTAGGTCCAAGAATTAGGCTAAGCTCGTTTGGAAAAGCAATCTGTGATCCAAAAATAGCGTAAACCTTGGGCACGCCAGTAGTGGTAGGGTTTGGGTAGGCTTCCCGAATGTAATTCACGTCTTTGTTAATTAGGTAGTAGTACTCTCCGCTAACTACAATTGCCAGGGAATAAACGGATAAAAAGTCAGGGGGAGTAGATAAATACTTATTACCATTGGTTAAGCTTCCCGTTACGTTCTTGCGTAAGGAGGGGAACTGAACGGTGTTATATATGCGCTTTTCTGCTTGCTTTACAAAAACAGGGATATTGTCATCAAACGTCTGTTCGAAGTTTTCGGTGTAATCCTTGATTGCTTGTCTTAGTTCTGAGTAGTTCATAATCCCGTTGCTTTCATGTTGCCCGCATAAGTTACTGCAATGGTCGGATTAGAAATAGGTACAGGAACCATGCCGTTAGACCCGATAGCACTGTCTCCAATAACCCCAATATATACGTTAAACGTATCGTCAGGAATTGGGCGAGGTTCTTGCAATGCAATAGCATCTGAAACATTACGGCGTG